CAGTGAGGCGGGTTCGTTCGTTCGGGTCGAGCCCCTGGCTTACGCCAGGATGCCCTGGAACTGCAGCGTCAGCGTACCGATCTGCCCGGCGGCGCCCGGGTCGACGAGCACGGTGCCGATGACGTGAGAGCCGACGACCGCCGTCTTGCCCTGGCCGGTCGCGTTCGAGCCGATCTTCTGGCCCGCTGCGATGGCACCTGCGCCGACGAACTTCGAGGGGCCGTCACGCTTAATCGCCGCACTATGGCCGGCGGTCGGCTTGTTCTGGAGGATGCCGATCGCGTTGCCGTTGTCGCCCGAGAGCGCCGCCTTCCCGGTCGCGTCGACCACCACGAACTTGTACTGGTGGGTCGACAGGTCCGCCGCCGCCTCCAGCGAGAAGTCGTCGCCTTCCATCTGGTACGCCATGGCTTCCTCCGGTGCTGCTCAAAAGGGTTGGGTGCTGCTGCTGCGGTGACGCGACGGCGACGGCTCAGCTTCGCTCGGCCTGTTCCTTGTTGTACTGCTCGTACAGCGCCGGGTTCGCCTTCAGGGCCAGGTCGATCGACTGCGCCTCGGTGAGCTTGGTGTTCGACTTGCGCAGCTCGGCCGCGGCCTTCGTGACTTCGGACCAGGCAGTCTTGTCGTCGCCGCCCTGGTGGCCGTGCCCGAGCTCCTTCGTCAGCTCGAGCACCTTCGCGAGCTTCTCGTTGGCGCCCTCGAGCACTTTCTCGACCTTCGCCGCGACGTCGGGCGAGGCGTCGTGCAGCGCCTTGAGGATGGGCCCGAGCTCCGCGGCCTTCGTCGGCACGTGCGGCAGCTTCTCGGCCTTCGCAAGGTACTCGCGCTCGAGACGAGCGTCGCGCTCGGCCTTCACCTGCTTCTCGAGCTCGACCCGCTTCGCCTCTCCGTCTGTCGCGCTCTTCTTCAGCGCGGCGATCTCGGCGGTGGCATCGGCCGCGGCCTTCTGTGCCTTGGCGATCTCGGACTTCGCGGCGTCGGTGAGCTCGGTCTTCTTCATGGACTTGTCGGCCGTCATGTACTCCTCCGTGTTCATCGCGTCGGGCGCCAGGGTATCCGCAGGTGGCTCTGTGGCGCCAGAGGGTTGTTCCATTGCGGCCAGCATGGACGCGGTGTCCTCGATGCCGAGCTCCTCGACCATCGCCTGGAGCAAGCCCTCCGGCAGCTCGCCGCCGACGCTCGCGAGCAGCTTGATTGCCTGCAGCACCTTCGAGCGCGCGCCAGCCTCCATCTCGGTCAGCATCGCCTTGGTAATCTTCCCCTTCTTCTCGGTCGTCATGGTGCTCTCCTTACCTTGGTTTTTCCGCAGCGCGAAACGCTGTCGGTTGGCACCGCGAGCAACGAGGCTCACTTCCACGGTGTCGATGTCTGTGAGTACCGCGCTCATGGGGCCTCGATCGTCAACACCTCAACCTCGGGCATCGGCACCCGCTCCATCTCCCGCCTCATGCCGAACCCTCCGATGCTGTAAGCGCCAAGTTCGCCGGACAGTACGCTGGCCCATGCGGCCGAATCAAGAACGCGCGTTCCGAGCACCCAGGCGCCGGAGTGGACGTACTCGGTCCCGAACTTCATCCGCCACACGCGATGGGGCTCGCACGCGACGGCCGCGCGGTAGTCCTCGGGCGTCGGGTACGGCATGACGTAGGACTCGACGGGCACCGCGTCGAGCTCCGTCTCGTGCTCCGTTTTCATCTTGCGAGACGCCGCGAGCCAGTTGTGGGCCGTCTCCTCGACCTCGTTCGGCGGCACCCAGTCGTCGTGCGCGTCGATGATGTACGGGTCGAGGACCACGCCGTAGACGACCTTTTTCTCCTTGTCGACCTTGGCGATCACAGCTTCGCGACTGACCGCATTGCGTGCAAGCGTTTGCGCTCGACCCTTGGTGACGGGCGCTGGCGAGTGCTTCGAGATCGGCGTCAGCACGATATGGGTCTTGCCGCCGTGGCCGTGGATCGCCTCCAGCGTCGCGAGGCTCTCGAAGATCGTGGTGCTGCGGTTCTCGGTGAGCCAGCGGAGCACGCACGTGCCGTCGTCGAACACGACGCCCTGCGCGACGATGCCCGTGCCACTGACGCCGGTCTCGTCTTCGACGCGGTTCAGGTGGAACGTTCGCACCGCTCCACTCTCAGTTGATGGTGTAGTTGACGACGAGCTCTCCGGCCGGAACGACGACGCCGGTGCCGGCCTTGGTGATCTCGAACGTCAGCACCTCGTCGGCGCCCACCACCGTGTTCGTGAGCGCGCCGAGGCTCTTGGCGTCGAAGGCCACGAACGAGTTGTTCGGCGTCGCGGTGGTGGTGAGGCTCGCCACCGTCACAGGGGTGGCGCCAGCGCTGTCACGACGCCTGACCGTCAACGTGGCGTTGTTGGCGTCGTCGCCGGTCAGTGCCGCCCCCGGCAGGTAATGCACGCCCGTCACAGTCACGGCCTCTTCCGCCCGGAAGATTGGACGCTCGGCCGTCGCCGTGAGCACCGCCGCATCGGCCTCCTTCTCGAAGTCCGCGTGCTGCCTGCCGAGGCTTCCGCCCGCCACCGTCTTCGCGCCAGCTCCGACGATGAGAGAGTCTGCGTCGGGCACGCGCTTGTTCTGCCCGCCATCCGAAATCAACGCCTTGTGGTCTGCCATGTGAGTGCTCCTTGAGCGTTGCGGTTACTGGAACGTGCCTTCGCCGAACTGCAGGATGACCTTGGACGCGCCCGCTCCGCCCTGAGAGAGGATGCCGGTGCGGATGGCCATGTCACCGCTCCCGCTCGGGGCCGTCGTGGTCCAGTTGCCTGGCGCCGAGTCCGAGAGGTAGACGCGCACGCCTGCGGCGGTCGCGGCCGGCACCACGTTCCATTCGGCGTCAGGGACGATGACCTCGCCACTCACCGCAATGGAGAGCACGCCGCTGATGGCGACAGTCTGCCGAGCCATGCCGACCGGATTCTTCCGCACCGCAGCGCCCGCCGAGTCCGCGTTCGCTTTGAACGCGAGAGCCGAGCCGCCGCTGCCGTCGATGGCCACCAACTCTCCGACGTCGATGGCCTCGCCCGCCGTGGCAAAGACGATGGTCTCAGCTCCCGTGAGCGGTCGCCAGTTGGCCCCGTCCGAGTACCTGGGGAAACCGTTTGAGTTGTCGTAGAGCAACCCTCCCTTGTTCGCCGATGTCGCTGGGTGAAACGACAGAAATTGGGCCAACTCTACGGCAGCGCCCTCGACGGTTTGGCCATAGGCCACGCCCGCGATGACGATTGCAAGTCCGACGACCAGTGTCTTTTTCATGGTGTCTCCCTTTCTACTGCGGCGTCTGCCGGACGAGGGTACCGGTTCGCAGGTCGAAGACGGTCTTGAGCAGCACACCGCCGTCCGGTGCCATCGCGTTGATGTCGGCGAACGAATAGGCCTTGTCGCTGTCAATCAGTACCTCGGTGGTCCCGGTGATGGTGTCGTGCGCGGTCACGCCATCAAGCCGGTCGGCCTCAAGAATGGCTCCGTTTGTCAGGCTATACACCACCGTGTTTCCCGCGCCGCTGTTCCTGCTTCCGCCGCTGAAGATGTGCCCGTTGCCATTCACGACCACGGCGGTGTTGCAGTTCGAAATCGCGTTCCCGGTGAGTAGGCCCGTGAGGCGCGAACGATAGTTCGCCGCGAATCCGACACCAGCGAACTGACTCGCGAAGATTGCGGTACGGCTGGACGGAGCCACGCAGTCAATTTTATTGAAGCTGATGAGTGCGTGGGTCTCGGTGAAGAGTATCGGGTTCCACGTAGCAGCTGCGCCAGCTCCGAGACGGAAGTCGTTGCCGGAAACGTTGAACTGTCCCCCGCTTGTCGAGCGCACGCAGCCGTCACGGCACCCGTCGAACACGCTGGTGGTGACTGAGACGTTCCTGCTGGACCCGGATGGGGATGATGCGGTGACGAAAAAGGCGGCGTTGCTGGCCGTATGGTAGTTGCCGGAAGTCTCAAAACTTCCGCCCCCTGTAGTGCCGGAGGCGATATGGGTGCCGTTGACCTCGATGCTAGAGCGTGTCACAGCCATCGAGCCGGACCCAATCAGGATGCCGAAGTTGGAGATGTCTGAGCCAGAGATACGCATCTGGTCGATGCCGAAGTACGGACCTAGCGCACGGCCCATTCCGTCGTCATTCATGAAAAGGAAACCGACGCGGTTGGTGAGGTTCGAGGCCGGTGGAACGGCCGAGTTGACCAAATCGAACGGCAGGCCGCCGAGGAAATTGACCAGTACCGCCGTATCTACGTTCGATGCTGGGGTCAGAATGCGGTACGTGGAGGTGATGGTGGGGAGCACGCCGGCCAGAACGCCTGTATTGATAAAGGCGGGGCTGGCGTTCCAGATAGGCACAGTGATTGTGTCGGCGGTGTTGTCGATGATCGGATAGGTCTGGACTACCAGCCCCGCCGTCCCGGCGTCGGAAGTCACTTCGACGAATCTCCCTCGGAGGATTCCAACATTCCACGCCTTGCTCGGATCTGTCAGGGTCGCAAACGCGAGATCGGTGGTCGCTGCGCTGACTCGCTCGACTGCGCACGGCGAAGTCACGCCGTTGCCGCATACCCCGGTCGGGGTTCCGCCAAGCGCGCCGCCGTCATGGCCACTTGTGGCGAGCGCCATGGTTCCCCGAAGGACGAGACTGCTTCTTCGGACCACGCTGTTCGGAGTGCCGGCGTCCCAGAGCAGTTCGGTGCGGAAGCCAGACACGATCGCGCCTGAGTAGTTTCCTGGGCCGACCAGGATTTCCGCGTTGTGCCGAAAGAGCTTCGGCACCTTGTCGTACCCACCCTGGATGGTGCGGCACGGAGCAGCGAGCGACGTGCATCGGTTCCTGTCGTTTCCGACCACGGTGCACTGGTTCGGCGTGCCGCCGCCTGCATCGGGGTTGTTGTGCGCGCAGACGAAGATGTTCGTGTCCGCGACCGTCGTGAGTTGGTCGTACCGTGCGCCGATCGACGACGAGGTGACCTGTGCGAATGCTGTAGTGGACGAGACGATTGCGAGGCCAAGGAAGAAGCGTTTCATTTGGGGTCCTTTCTCTGTGCTTCAGATGTTGGCGAGGAGCGCGTAGACGGCGACACCGTCCGGCAGCGTGACCGTCGGCGTGAAAGCCGCCTGGCCCAGGTCGATGATGCCTGGCTCCGCGGCGTTGTCGACGTAGAGGATGGCCGAGACCGCGTCGGCCATCGGCTCTGGGATGCCGAGTTTGTTGCCGACGCCGATGCTCGCGGTCGCAGCGCTCGCCCCGACTGCGGCCTTGCTCGCGGAAGCCACGGTATCGAACACCTTTGTCCCGACGCGGGTGACGCCGCTGCCGGTCGCGAATGTCTCGGTCTGCTCCGAGCCGAGTCGCGTGCCGACCACCGTCACGTCACCGCCGTCCCATCCTGGACCCATCTCGACCTGCAGGTTGCGCGGCGTGGCCGGGTTGGTGACGGGGCCCGGGAACTCGCTCGCGGCGCTGTTGCCGGCGAAGGCGGCATGCACGCTCACCGTGTCGGAGAGCGCTGGCGCGGAGATGACGAAGAGTCGTGTGCGGTCGACGAGCGCGCTGAACTGAGCGATCTCCGTGGCGACGATCGAGCCGGAGTGAAGACGAGGTGCCAAGGCGTGCTCCTTTGAGGTGGAAGACGGCGCGAGACTACGGCCGAACGAGGCCCATAGTACACAAGCTCATGGCCTGACGAGTCCAAGGCTACACCTGCACGCCGGATGAGCCCCTGGACGCGCGAAGCTCACGCCAAGGATCGACGAGTAGAACTCATCGTTGATGGGGATGGGCTCGCTCTCTCCGAGTTCCTCACAGATGGGGCACGTGCGCGCCGAGCCCGCGGCGTGAATCCAGCGTTTCTTCATTCCGCCCGGCAGAAGGTTCTCTCGCTCGGCCTGCCGCCACGAGTCCATGACGCCCTGGTTCGACGCGGCGATCGTCTCGGTGCGCGCGATGAGCTCGGCGCGGTACCGGAGCAGCTTGTCCGCGTACGCCTCGATCGACCGGCCGGCGATCTCGTCGGGCGTGCCTGCCTCGCTCAGCGCGTTGCCGTGGCTCTGCACAGCGCGCGCGAGCCTCGAGTCCAGGCCGAGGCTGTCCATGATGGTCCTCGCCGTCGTGCGCACCGGGATGCCCTGGACGAAACCGGCCTCTACCGCCTCGCGGATCTGGTCTCGCGCGCGACCGGTGATGCCCTGCACCAACTCGGCCCCGCGGCGCCGCACGAAGTCTTCCGAGAACGGGTTGCGCAGGTTGAAGCGACCCCTCATGGCCTTCGCGACGACGGGCGAGGTGTCGATGCGTCGAAGCTCAGCGTTCCCCGCCTCGTCAATCTTCGAGTTGATGGCCGCCTCCATCGCCTCGGTGAGCTGCGCCTCGATGGTTCGCCATCGCGCGTCGGTGACGAGCGGCATCCAGTTGCGAGAGCTGATGGCTCGGATGAAGGTGTCCTCTGTGAACAGCGCGCGCATCTGCCGAGCGGCGAGGCGCATCGCGATGGCGAAACGCGCGGCGAAGTCGTCCGTCGGTCGACCGGCTACGAGGCGCCGAGCCTTCTGGAGGTGCGCGAACTGGAACACGCCTCACGGCCCCTGCGGCGGGGTCTGGCCGGGCGAGAACGAACGGCCGACCTCGCCCATGAGGCGCTCGACGTCCGGGGCCGGCAGGCCGAAGAAGGCCATCATCATGTTCACGCCGGTCAGTCGCGGGAGTTGGCCCGACGCGACGGCCTGGATGATGCCCTGCGCGGCTGTGACCTGCGCGCCGTTGAGCGCGACGGCTTGGATCTGCTCGGTGCCGGTCGCTGTCGGCGTGAGGTTCGGTTGGTCGACCGCTGGCGTGGCGCCGGGTTCGAGGAGCGGCGCAAGCGGGGTGCCGGGTTCGTCGTGCGGCTTCTCCGGCAGGTTGCCGAGCTCGCGCAGCTTCCGCTCTAGCGAGTCGTCTGGCGTGAGCACCCCGGCCTGCACGAGCTGGTTGACGAACGTGGCGACCTCCTCGAGCGGCGGCGTCTCAATGTCGCCGTGCACGATGGTTGGGTACTCGTCGGCGGTGAAGCCGTTGAGCGCCATCAACCGAGGAATCAGGTAGCGGTTGAACGTCGAGGCGATGCTCTCCATGAGGCCGCCGAGCGACATGGTGAACAGCGATGTCTTCGTCGACGCGAGCGAGTAGCTGCCGACCTGGTTGGTGCCGAGGAAGATGAACTCGGCGAGCATCGTCATGGCGATGCGCTGCTCGTGGCGGATGACCACGGCGCCGGTGTCGATGGCGCGGCGGCTGCCGGTGCCAAGGAGGGAAATCTTGTAGCCGGTCGGCTTGCCCTCGGCGTTCGTCTCGGCCGGGAACACGACGCCCTCGCGTTCGTCGCGGCGGATCTGCTGCACGAGCGTCTTGAACGTCTGCGCTGTCGCCTTCTGCTGCGGCGTCGCGCTGGGGCTGAGCATCTCGGCGGGCAGGTGGACGACAGGCAAGCCGTTGAGGTCGCGCTCGATGCCGATGGCCTCGATCTCCTCGATGCGTTTGGCGAAGTACCACGACCGGTATCCGCGTCGAAGAGCGCTGAACCCCTCCGGGTTGTTCCGTCGAGACGTGGTCCGGAACAGGAGCGAGCGCTGGATGGGCAAGAACACGAGGCTCGAGCCCGCGTACGGATCCGACTGCCACATGCCGAGGATGGTGCCATCGCGGTCGATCTCCCATCGGTCGAGCGTGTCCTGGGCGCGGATGGAGATCTTCCGAAGGCCAACCCTGCCGTCGTCGTAGCGCGAGCGGAAGCGCGGGTCGGTGCTCTTGCCGTTGCGAAGCTTGTAGACGATCTCGAAGTAGGCCCAGCCGTATGGGAGCATCGACAGCACCTCGGACATCAGCTCGTCCCAGGTGTGGCTCATGTCGTCGAGGCACTCGTCGAGGAACTTCGCTGCCTCCTTCTGCCGCGGTTGCTCGCCCGCCGGCTCGGTGCGCCACTTGGCCTGACGAAGCAGGGCCTCGACGGCGTGCAGCATGGCGCCGACGACCGGGCTGTTGTCGTTCATCTCCCGGAAGACGCGCGCGGCGCGGCGACCGCTGAGCTTGGGGTGCAGCTCCTCGTCGACCCAGCCGCCCGTGTGCCTCAGGCCGCTGGTGCCGAGCGGCACGAGCGGCGTAGAGCCTGGCGCGTCTGGATCCACCTCAGTCGCGGTGCCTTGGATCTCCAGGCTGCCAGGAGCCTCACGCCAGGGCTCGGACTTCTGGAACCAACTGCGCGGGTTGAACCAGGCCATGCGCGCAAGCTACCGCACGGGCGCAGCAGAGACGAGCGTCAGCGCTTGCCGCCGGAGTACAGGACGGCGTGGCCCGCTTTCACGAGCTCGTCGTTCACCACTATGCCAGTGCCGTTCGTGATGCGCGCGAGGTAGCGCCCAAACTTCTCCTGGGCGTCCTTGTCGGTGATGAGAGTCAGGGGCCCGGTCAACAGCAACGCAACCAGGAACGCCATCGACGCCTCGGCGCGCTGCTTCTCACCGGCATCCTTCGAGTGCAACTCTGGAGCGTTGATGCCGGCCAGGCGGAAGCGCTGCTTGAGTTGCACGCTGAATCCGAGGTCGACGCGGAGGTCAACCGTGTCGCCGTCGACCACCCTCACCAACTCGGCGCGGTACGTGTAGAGCATCACGCCTCCTTCGTCGGATCGGCCGGGTACTGCGGCCAGAGCAGATGGCCGAAAATGATGCCGATGACGAGGCCGATGCCGAACCCGGCGATCGGATAGCGGCTGGCGAAGCCAAGCGTCACCTCGGAGATGGTATCGCCCGGAGTTCTGTTCGTGGCGACGACAACGTCCCATGCGATGAGGCCCGCCGCGGCGACGAACATCAGGACGAGGGTGATGGTTCTGGTGACTGGTCTCATGGCGGAGTCTGAGCCCATATCGCGGCGATGGACGCCGCGCGAATCGTGGCCGAGACCGCACCGCCGAGGCGGCCCTCGAGTCGGAAGACGGAGTCGCCGCCGCGCAGCGTCACCTGCGTGTTGAACCGCGAGAACTGATACGCGCCGACCGAGGCCGGGACTTCGAACGGCGTCGGCGTTAGGTCGACCTCGACGCCTGCGACTCGCTCGATGATGCGGAGCTGCGCCCCCGCGCCGAGGGCCGACGTCTCGCACAAGACTCGTCCGAGGATCTGCGCCATGTCTACGCCGAAGAAGCTCGGGTTCGACAGGGCTCGACCGAGCGGTGTCCACGCGGCGATCAGGAGCTTCTCGTCGCC